AATAACGACCAGTATAAGGATCAACCGATTGCAATAAAGTCAAACGATTGGTCATTAATTCTGCTTCTTTTAATTCACTAAAATTATTATCTCTAATAAAATCATAATGTATGTTTTCTTTGAATTCATCCCATTCTTCATTGGTACAAATACCTTTGAGAACACATTGAATCCGCATTGCTTGGTCGAACATATCGGAAAACTTATTACGCAACCGATCTACAAACTTAGCAAACTTTAATTCGTCACGGGTAATCTCATTGGAACGACCAAGAGAAAAACCAGAAGTTTCAGGATTTAACCTTGAAACTGGAACATTAAGAGCCTTATATAGTTTCTTCTCAAAGTATTTAACATCTTCCAACTCACCTAAGTTTTGACCACCAGGTAGTGTAGTGATTTCTGTACCTTTTCCACCTTCACGGCGAGGTAACCAGAAATCTTCCAACATGGAAAGATGTTTACGGTCATCACGAACTTCACCGGTCGATGCATCATAGACCAGTTTGTTTTTATACTTAACCATAATATCACGGAGATATTGTTCCGCTTTTAATTTAGGTAAGTTACCCACATCAATATAGAAAATGCGGCGCTCGGGAGCACGACTGATACGATAAATGACAGTAGCATCTTCAATCATCCTTAATTGGTTTAAAGGTTTAATTGCTTTATGTAGATACGACAACACCATTGCTCTGCGAGAATCCATTAAGCCAGATACTACGGAAATAATAGAATCTACCGTAATACGAACACCTACTGGACCAAAATTTTGTGAAGAACCTGTGGTAACTTTGTCATTAAAAATGTAATATTCATTTATTAAATCCATCATTTCAACGCCAGTTCTTTCATCTTTCTGCTTCTTGACCTCACGAATTTTTCTTAATTTACGTGGATCAATATATCTTAATTCTTTGATGCCTTCCATCGGCTTTGTACGGTCGATAATGATGTGGTAAAACATTCTACCATCAACATAATATCTACGGAAGATATCTTGAGCCATGTTGTTATAATTCAACAACCTTAGAACGGTATTAAATTCCGTTCTGATGGCATTTTTAATCTTATCTGGTTGCTTTAAATCGTCCAGAATTATTTTAATAATCTTACCATCGTCATCTTGACAAATGGCTTCGCCAATAATATCATCAATTGCTGACTCAATTTCTGGTTGCATAGCCATTTCACGATAACGAGAAATGAGTTCTACATCATTTTTTGATGTGCCGTCAAGATCAACATATGTACCATAATAAGCAGCTGAGGTAATGGTGAGTGCACCATCATCGTTTGCCGGCGGCGTAAAGGATTGCTCCACGGACTTGGTTTCTTCATCCTTGTTCCGAGCAATTGTAAAACCGAAAAGTGAGAATTTATTTGCCATAGTATTTTAATCCAATTCAAAAAAAACATAATGAGGAGAACCGGAGTTCTCCTCGTAGAATAATAAAATTAATTTGTTGTGTCAGCTTCCCACCATTGATATGCAAATGTTACTGCATATTCTTCAATAGTGTCGTTTGACGACCAATCTAAATCAATTGGTGCCAAATCGAGTGGATACATTCCAACAAATTTGTAAGTTTTCAAAGTATTGCCAGTTTTTCCATACTGAGTAACCGTTGCATCTACCGTGTATGAAGAAGGACTTTGAGCACCCGGAGAACGAACATTACTTGAGTGGCTGTTAATCGAATTCATCCAAGATTCAATAGAGTTACGAATCGTGAAATCTTCATCATTGATAATTTGCAATGTCCAATCAGCAAAGGTTCTGTTACCTGCAAACTTTAGTTCACGACCAAAGTAATACACAGGAACTTGACCTATTGTTGAACCCGGCAACTGAGCGGCTTTGGCCATAAATGTTGCTTTTTGGCTAGAAGCTTGACCGTTGGCGGCAATTGTTGGAAAAGTTAAGGATACTTGAAATAGATTGGGACGGGCACCGTCACCAATCATATTTGCTCTAAATTCTGCTACATTGAATGCCATTTGTAATCTCCTATATCGTTGTATTATTTATTAGAATTTACCAACGACTTCAGTAAAGTCAACACCTGTTCTTACGGCAACAAAGTTTAACTGTATGAAATTGATAGAGCGAGCAGGCTTAACATAAATGTCGCCAACAAACTGGTTCGAACTAATAACTTGATCTGTATTATTTGTACTATCACAAACAACACGGAAGTCATAGATACCACGGCGGCCTTGTATATCACGCAAGAATGGAGTTACTAATGCAACAAACTGAGCACGGGTAAATTCATCGTTAAATTCAAACAATGAGAACTTAGCAGCAGTAGCAATAGCTTTCTCTAATACAATAAACAACCTGCGAACGTTAATGCGATCAAAAGCTGAAGGTTTAGATTGTAGAGTTTTATCACCATACAATACGATACCTTGACCAGCAAACGATGTTACTGGATTAATACCTTTTGCATACAGAGTATCACGTTCAGTTTTGTTTGGATTCCATGCCAACTTAACAGCGTTCTTTAGATTACCACGGCTAAATCCAGCAGGAGAGAACCAAGGATCACGAACATTGTCGGTGTTAACACACAAACCAGCAATATCAGCATTCAATGGAATATAACGATATGTGTTGTTGTATTTGTCAAACATATACTTCCAACCACTATCAGCAACAGTATAGCTAGAAGAACGTGCTAAAGCAGTATTCCATGCTAAAATGTTACTTGCTTCGTTTCCATTTTGTGCAATAACGTTAGCTGAAGGAGGAGAAATGAAAGCAACGCAATCTTTTCTGGCTTCTGCCACATTATCAATAACATACTGTTGAACTGTTACACTTGCTTGGCCTGTAATAGCTAAAGAAACTTCAGATTCATCAGCATTTACGAATTGACCCCAAGCAGTTGAATAGTTAGCATCAGTAACAGCTGCATCAGTACCACCAGATAGTGTTGATGTTACAGCACTTGAGATTGTAGCAAAATTGGTATTTGCCAATGTGCGACCCCAAGTAGCTACTGTGTTTGCATAATCAGCTGGATCAGTTGCATGAATATATTTGGAACTATTCATAATTACTTGTTTATAGTAATTTGAATTTCCTAATGAATCGGTTGCATCGTAACCTTTTGAAAGATATGGCCAAACTTCTAACACAGTATTTTTTGTGCCTGTAAATAAACCCCCAGCATCAGTAACAATAATATGAATTTCATCATTTGCACCACCAACTTGTGTTGCTTGTGATGATGTTCCTGGTGCTCCGTTAAAATATCCAGAAACACCTACACCGTTAACTGTCCAAGTGCTAAATGTTGCACCAGCATCAATTATTGAAACGGCTATTGAATTGCCTAAAGAACCAGGATAACGAGCAATAAAAGGACCATACTGGCTACCTGAGTTTGTGTTTAAGAATGTATTTTCATATGCGCCGGTTGTTCCAACTTGAGCATTTAATGAAGCTGTGTTAGAATCTGCATTTTTAGAGTTGGCGTTAATAGCACGAACAACTTTAAGATTATTACCATAAGCTAAGAAGCTTGCTGCGGTGAAGAATGAAACGAAACTATTACTATCTGGTTTACCAAAACGGTTTACAAGAGTAATTTCGCTATCGAGTGTAACTCTACTATTTGTTGGACCCCACGAAAAAGCTCCAACGAAAGCACCGGCCGTAGTTAGTACCGAAGGAACAACCGTTGTAAGGTCGATTTCGGATACATTTACGCCTGGAGAGATTTGGAATGCCATTTTTTTATCTCCTTGAATATGATGTTATTTGTGGCAGTTAATATACCATGATAATATTTATGTAAGACCGTATTTAGAGATTCTTTAGAGATTCTTGAATAAATCCAGCATAAACTTCACCGCCATCCGCAATTTCCCATACATCTCCATCAATAACCTCAAGATTCTCTCTTTCTAATCCTGTTTCAATGATTGGGGCTGGTAGTGTTTCGTCATCCAATTGGTTCATGTTCTCCAATTGAATCTGTTTTCTTATGTCGTGGTTGACAATTTCTTTAAAATATTTCTGTGTTGCTGCCCATGCAAACAACACTAGTGTCATGGCCATGTCATCGTTAGCATCGCCTTCAGCGGCAAACGAGGTCTTATTGGCCACAAAGGTGGTTAATTCTGAAATGGTATCAAAATCAACTACTTGTAACTTATCACCTTCAATCAAGGTTTTTAGATTTGAACAACCAACTCGTTTGACCGCAGGTGACATCTTGACACCCATTTGAACTCCACGGCCAAATCCCGAATGTAGTTGTTGTGGTTTTTTGTTACCTGTAAATATCTTCCAAAGATTCTCGTATTCCAAATCTTGGTGAATAATGTCAGCCACTTGAGGATTATTATTAATTTCAACCAGAATATAAGCATCATTATACATTCTGGCTACATTATGAATTACGGTTGGAAATAATATAGGAGATATTGATGAACTTTTATATGTGGCCACTTGGCGATATGGTGTCGAAGATATATCAAAAACTGAAAATGCTGAACAATCCAAGTTCCGACCTTCTGATACGTCAACGGTAACGCAATACAGGTGGTCTTTGAGTTTCTCTGCATCTTCTTTAATTGGATGTTCATAGATCATCACCTTATCGTGCTGGGCAATTGGATCTTTATAAACCAGTTGTTGTAACTTTTGGCCGGAGATAAGAGTATTACTGGAACCTAGAAATTCAGTTTCAAACTCTTGCCGAAACTGGTGTTCTGAAGTGTTTCGAATTGTTTCTTCTTTCCAAATATCATCACGACCTGGTACCATAGACCAATGAACTTCAAATGGAACATAGTTGTTTTTTTTATTGACCGCATCCGTCCAAATCTTATAGAATAAATTCATTCCGTTTGGAGTTGATACAATAATAATTTTTGTTTTGGTACCAGCAGTAATAACTGGATATACTGATGTGAAGAAATCTGTGGCAATATTTCCTGGTACGAAAGCAAACTCGTCCAAGAATACAATGTTAAATGATCCTGATCGAGCGGCCGAAGATGATGTTGAAGAAGCGATGATTACAGAACCATTCTCTAGTTCTACACGACCTTTGTTCCATTCTACCACACCTTGTTGTAACCACATAGGTAAATTTTCATAAGCCAATTGTAATTTGCCTAGAATACCACGAGCAGTTTCACCTCGGTTAGCAAGAACAGCAACAGTTTGTGAATCTTGAAATAGAATAGTCCAAAGAAGATAAGCAACCGTGGTGGTTGTTTTTCCAACCTGACGAGGACATTTCATAATGACGAAACGATTTTTATGGAATGTTTCAATCATTTCTTCTTGAAAGTCATACATTTTAAATTCAGTTACACCTTCATCAAGTGTAATAATTTTAATGTATTTGGTAAAGTATACTGGATCTCTAGCACATTTAATATATTCTTGTACCTGATCTTCCGTAAAGTTAACA